TGTTGATTATTGGAAGAATCAATTACAGTCCGACGACCACCTGAAGAATTAGAACGACTACCACCAATACCAGAGCCAGAAGTTTTTGGGGCATCAAACAATTCAGGATATTGCGATCGCTGATTTTCTAGCCACTCCTTCACAGTCTTGCCATCAACAGTTTTAACCACCCCATCAACTACAGTAAATTCATGCTTGTGACCATTAAGCAATAAACCCTGATATTTAGAATTTAACTGAATTTCCCCCGCAGTTTTTAAAAACTCAGATTCAATTTTTGAAGATGTAATAATCTTCTCAAGTGCTAATTTCTCCCCCCTTAATTGGTCCAAGCTCTGAGTATGTTCTTCCTCCTTAATTTGTAGCTTAGTTTTATACTCCTGAATCTCCCCTGCTAAAATATCCCCCGCCTCAGCTTTACCCCTTAGCTCCTTTAATTGCTGTTCTAATTTCTTCCGTTCCTCCCGCTCTTTTCTCAGTGCCTCCAACCCAGTATCACCCAATGGTGTAGAAGGGGGTAAATTATCATCACTAGAGTTTAATGTATCTGTCATCTGTAATTAATTCCTGTTCTAAATCAAAATCTTTGCCAAATAAATCTAATTTCTCAAGCGCCTTTAATACAGTTGCTCTACCAATAATACCATCAGTAAATAAACCGCGCAGCGAAATTGCAATTTGTTCCTTGTTCGGAACGTCAGAAGCGGGTATTAATTTAGTATCAAGAACAATTTTAACCTCACAATCACAATTAATCATCTGATTATGAATAGCAATCGCCTGATTAATGCCATCTGAAAAATTAGCAGTAAAACTCGCTAAACTAGCCTCTACTGGAGAAGCTAACAAATAAGTCGCCGCACTGGTTTGACGATCAGACGGTGAAGTTAAAAATTTCGCAGCATCATTGCTAATACTGTCTCTCAAATCATCTAAATCCTTCCGACTTTGCTCTAAACTAAGTGCTAACGGCTCAACCCATTGAAAACTGCCATTAGGATCACGAAGGTTAATAAAACTATTCGGTCCAATTTCCAAAGGCTCATCACCCCTCATAGAATCCTTTAAAACTGGCACCGGCTGACAACATAGCGAAACCTTGCGATTGTGATCAGACGTTAGTTGATAAAGAACTCTATTCTTATCAGCTAAACCCCTAAGTGGTGGAACGCTAACGCAATCATCCAAACGAGAACCGCCAAATACAGGAACAATGGGAACATAAGCGTATTCAGAAATAAAATCACCAGAAGAATATAAAACAAACTTGTTATCAGTTTTGTTATCAGTCTTATTTTCAGCTTTATTATCAACCTCTCTATAAATAAAATAAGACCCAGGACGATAAACCCGATATTGATTAATTTTCTGATAACCAAAGTCACCAGCTCTTGTATAAATTTCTTCTTTAATAACTGCCAAAGTGAAAACTAATTTATTATCAATAAATTCACACTCCCAATTAATTAAATTTTGCGGGGAAATCAAAGACCAGTAAGGACGAGGTGATAATTCTGAGTATTCTTGATAATTTTTAGCATTAATAACAGGTAAATCAATAAATATAAAACAATGACCCAAACGCATCGCCATTAAAGCAACTTGTCTAAAAAATACATCTCCATTAACACCATGATTATCCAAATTCTCGTAATGAGAAATAAACTCACTATCAGAAGTAAAATTAACATCATTCTTAAATATCAAACCTACAAATTGTCTAATAGCCTTAGCAAATAAATCATCATAGCAACTTTGATTAATCCTACTCTGCCAATTCTCAAACGATTCCGCAGCATGGCGGGGAAGATACAAAGCAGTTTTGTCAGTAGGTTTAAACCCTGTTTTTGCTAATTCAAGCCATCTGTCTGATCCATAATATAAATCATCCAAATAATCCCATAAGCTAATACTGTCAATATAATCAGGATGAAGGCTGCTAACAGAATTGTCATGATTGATACTTTCCATAATTGCTAAAAATCAAAAATTTTGTGTGTGTAACTTCGACATAAGAAAAACTATAAATGGGGGTATAGGGGCTTATCAATTGTGTTATAATGTGCGCTTTGTTCTCTTGTATCCTGTATTATTATATTCTGTATTATTTATTTTATTATAATTTACATTATTATTTTGTGTTGCGCGAAATTCTAAAGCGTGAAATTCTAAAGAGCGATCACACAACAAGATAAAGTAATCACATCACAGCTTTTTCTTTTTGCTTGCAGACTTCTTTCCACGCGAGCGTTTATCACCAGGCATATCTTTAGAACTGCCACGATTCTCTGATTGTGGTTTCGGTTTTATTCCCTCCTTAGTATGACTCATATCCATTTTATCACCGTTGCCATACGTACCGTTATCACGATTAATTTTATTTAATTCAGTTCTTTTTTTTACTTGATCAGACTTTTTATTAAACTCCTTGTTGTAAGCATCCTTTTTAGCCTTAGCTTTAGGATTAGAATTATAATACTTAGCAGACTTACGCATAACTACCTCCTAAAATTTAGCGATCGCTCACTAATTAAAATCACATCACTGAATCAAGAACGAACAACGCGAGAACTAGAAAACGTAGAAACACCCAAAGCTATAGAAAGTTTATTCTTCCAATAATTATACTGATTATTAATCTCAGATATAATTTGACCTTGAAAAAACACCGTACCATCTGGCTTAACCTGAATGCCAGCGTTAGAAGCAGTGCTAGAATTTAATTGTGTTTCTAGCGTATCTAACTGAGTAATAATTGCACCAACTCTAGTCTCACTATCAACAGATAAATTAGCGATCGCATCTAACTTACCGCCAATGTAACCCAAAGACCAAGAATCAACAGTATAACCAAGATGCCCTATAGCTTTAGATTTTTGAGCATTGGTAAAAGCCATAATATTTTTATTTAAACATGACTATTATTTTAACAGATGAACAAATTACTTTAATTGAAAAAGCCGCAGGATTAGGATTAAATCTTGATGATATTTCCTATTTAATAGGCACAAGTCCCAGAACATTAGACAGACGACTCGCAGACAACGAAAAAGCACGCGAAGCATATAACGCCGGACGAGCAAAAGCTAAATTAAAAGTATCAGAAAAATTGTTTGATTTAATTGAAAAAGGAGAACCCGCGGCTATATTCTTTTACCTAAAATGTCAAGCAGGATGGAGAGAAAAAGATAAAGCCGAAGAAAACAATAACAAAGCAGAAATTAAAATTTATTTACCAGAAAAGGAATAATTATTTCTTCTTCTTTTTTTTAACACAATCACTATTTTTCATGCCGTCAGATATCTTCTTTTTCTGTTCGGCTGTTTTTTTCTTGCCAGTAGCAGCTTTAGAAATAGCAGCGCGCTGCTTCTCTGACATCTTGCCTTTGTCCTGATTCTTCCCACAAGCCATAAATACCTACCAATAAAACTAATTAATACCAATCATCAGGAGGGTAACCTTCTTCTATAATATAACTAGATGATATAAATGTATATGAGGCACCACCGCCGTGAGTGTCAGAATTACCAAAAGAGTTATTACAAAAATCATAACCTAAATAATATTGTTGACCATAAGCACGAGTAACAACTCGACCAGATAGACTAACAGAAATAGATTGAATTGGAGCATACACATAAGCAGTATGAGTTAAAGTAACAATCTCGTCAGTAAAATTGTTCCGATGAACAGTATTAAAAGAAATTTTTAGTCTGGTACAAGGGGAAAAATCTCCATAATTGGGAAGATCACCAACCTCACCACAAAAAGCCCCAGGCGGACAAACGAAACAATCATCATTTCTATCTTTATTATAATTAGCTAAAGTATTTTCTATAAAATCAACTTTCTCTTTAATTAAAACAGCAATAATATGTTTACAAGGATAAAATAACCCCGCCCTTGAAAATGTCCAATCCCTTCCGTAATCTTCAGTAGCAGTAGCATCAGGACAACTACATTTAATTTCTCTAGGCTGAACTCTATCTTTCCCAGGGTAACAAATCTTACCAAAATCAGAAGTGTCAGGAGGAAACTTTTTAGCCTCAACAACCCAACCCTGAAAGCGGCTGTAAGGAGTACGGCTTAAAATAGGCAAAACACGCCATTTTTTATCACCAATACGCACAACAGTATGATCAGAAATTCCCTTCTCAATTCTGCGAGGATAAGAATAATACAAATTTCTGGCGTGTTGACTATATCTAGACATAGTAAACTAAATCAACTCCTCAACATCACTAACTAAAATAACCCCATATCCTGCCAACTCGGCAGGGCTTATCAATATTTGCTCTTGATAGCTAGGATCTAATTGAGTTCTTTGAAGTAAGGCTATGATGGCATCAAAACTTGCTTGGGTTAGTTTGCCACCACGTTTTAAAGTGGTCAGATTTCCAACAATCCAATCAGGTCGATTTTGGGTAATAGCATCTAATATCCTTAAATAGACTGGACTTTCAGCTAGTGCCAAAACTTCCGCATCTGTGACTACTGCTGAAACTTCTTCTAAGGTAGTTGTCACAGATACTTGACCTATTGGCACTGGATTATCAATCAATTGTTTGTCATTCAAATATGAAGTTAATTCCCTAGCAGATAGTTGAGGGAATTGTGCAATTTGAGTAAGTAGCCATTGTTCTTGTTGTTTTGTCATCGTTTTTAATTTACAGCAATTTTATAATAAAGTCCCTGATTGCGCTCAAGCAACTGTCGGTCGGCGGTGGAGAGTGCCGATGGGAATACGATAGTTTCTGAGTTATACCCATCGTAATACCAAAGATTGTCACCGCGTTGACCAATAAAGAGTTGGTTCAGTGTGATTTTTCCACCCGTTCCATTATTGCCACCGTTTGCCCAAATGCTTGATTCTGTCGCAGTCGTGGTTAAGCTCACAACATAAGACTGTCCTATTGTTGGCAAAAAGCCTGTCTGCACTACTGGAGCCCCTGCGTCTGGAATGTATCCCAATGAGGCATTTGGGGTTGGCGGGACGAATCCAGTAAAGCTGCTGAATATTCCCCTTCCGGGTGAACCGCTGCCAGTCCCAATAGAATAGCGAATAGTTGGTGCTTGTGTTACGTCATTCAACACAGATATTAAGGTAAGCTGAGAAAGTGGAAGGGATACACCACTGAAAAACGTATTTGACCCGTTAAACCTGACAGCGGGTTTGCCGTTGGCAATATCAAGTACCCCTGCGTTCACAATGCGCGGCCGCCTCCCCGCCGTTGAAACTGCATGACGACCATTGCCAGATTGATCATACCAGATAACAATCTCACCGTTGCCCGAACCGACAAATACTAATAATGTAACTACATCTAAATCCTCTCCAATAAAACCTATATCTAGCTCCGCATCATCACTAGTTCTCATTACTCTTATAGCTGCGCCAGTCCAAAACCTGGAAAGCCGTCTTAATCCATAAGCGACAAAGGCTATAGCAAAAATTAAATCAAGAACACATTTAAAACCACGCAACACCACCATTCTAGTAGAAGTTCTCATGGTGCAAAACTCCTAACTCTAATTGTAAAACTTTCACTATTTGCAGCCGGAGTAAATGCACCACTTGTCACCACATATCCAAACAAAGAAGTGCCAGTTAGTTTATAAAGTTGGTTTAGGTTTCTCACCTCAGCAACTACACTACCACCACCACCTTGAGCTAATGATGCAGATAAAGCTATACCTCTGGGATTGAGAATACTTGCTCTATCTCCAGAAGATATAGAAAATGGTAGATTATCAGCTATAGCTGATGGTGGGGTAACACCGTATAAATACAAGGTAAAGGTACTCATACCTGCTGGTACTGCTGTGATATTGAAAATAATATCTAAGCTTTCAATAAATATAAACCCACCACTAGCACCAATATTCTGAAGTTCAAATACACCACCATAAACATCGTTAGCTGTATAGGCTGTAGTGTTAGCAGGTCTTGTTACTAGCGTTGATGCAACATAAGCTAGTCCTGCTGGTACTGCAATAGAACCATCAGAATTAACTAAAATTCTTTGTGGAGTACCAGCCGAAGTAACGCCAGAAATAACATCATAATTAAAAACTTGTTGCATAAATTAATAAGTAAAATTACTAACTCCAGTTTTAAACCCCGTCAAACAATTATAACCACCAGTAACCGCATCAACAATATCATCGTGATCACCGTCAGGAAAATTAACTAACTCATTAATAAATACTTGATTCCACTCCCCATAACAAAGCTGAATAGTTGCAGACTCAAAACCAGCACTTGACGACATAGCCCGGCTAACTTTGTCCCTCGTTTCAGTAACGCCGCGTGCATCAAACCCAGCCAACAAGGCTTGTAAATTTGCAGAATCACGAACCCCAGACGCGCCCGGCTCAACCTGCCATCTAACTTGACATCTATTTCCATCGGCTCTAGCAGTATTTAATACCAATGTATTAGCTTGAGTTGGTGGCAACCTCAAACGAACCATATCTAAAACAAAATAGCGATCGCCCCGCTTCAACAACAAAACCCCTACCGTAAAATCAGAACGCCTAGCAGTTGCCAACGACGCGGCAAAATCCCAGAATCTAACTAACTGATCGCCATGCTGATAACTAACTAACTGAGTTTTTTGAAACCACTGTTCTTGAAAAACTTTGCCCGCCTCAGCTTTAATATTCCAGTTGCCACCCCTGCCACGAATCCCCAAAAATCTCTCACGCTCAATTAATGGCAAAGACCGAAGACTGGTAACATAATCTGGATTTGCTTGTAACAGCTTAGGATTATCCCAAACATCAGCAGAGATATAAGTTAAACTTTTAGCCTGTAATCCGTCCTCATTGCGATAATCTGCCGGAACAAACTGAAAATCATTATTCTCAACAATAAAATACTTTTTAACTCCTGATAATTCAGGGTTGCAGTAACCATCAGAAAGTAGCCAAGGAGCAATTAAATTTTTAACCCAGCTTGTAGCGTCAGGGTTACAAGTAGCTCTGATAAATGGCTTAACTCCACAAGTAGAGCGGTTAGCAGCCATCATAAATAAAAATTGCGATTGACTAAAATGGGTTAATTCGTCATAGCCCAGATAGCAAATTTCCGCACCCTGCCAATTAAATTTATGCTGCTCGTCCTTCATGTGGGCAAAACTGCAATTAGCACCACTGGTAAAAGTCCACTTAAAATTAGATTTATTGGCGATCGCACTCACAAGAGGAAACATCTCATTGGATTTGTCCCATAACCCGCCCTGTGCAGCAACCTGGGGAAATGTTCGCCGAAATAGTACAGCAGTAAAGCGAGAATTTTCACAGTAGCGAAGCACCTCAAACAATAAAGCCCAACTCTTGCCACCACCTCTCGCGCCGCCATAAATTACAATATCGGCTGACGACTGAAGAAATTTAGTTTGTGGACCAGGATTAGGTTTTATCACTATCATCTAACAATCTTGTTATAAAAAAACCGAGCGGCTAGACTCGGTTAAAGGAGATGGGCAGTTTTCTTATAAAAGTTCTGTATATTATCTTTATATATAATATACCATTTTAATAATTTTGTCAAATTTTACCATAAAGAAAGCAGGGATTTAACCCCCTGCTTGTGGTGTTGTGTCGTTTATCTTGCAATACTATATTTTATCACATTTTCTTACTTAATGCTCCCCCTAAACTAAGTGAAATATAATTGGCAAACAAGAAACAAAAATTACCAGATAAAGATATAGCTAGAGCTAATGGCCAATTCCTGGTTTTATGGTAATTGCTAATTATGTCAATCCATAAAGATGATGTAATTCCTACAACGAGAAACACAATTAATAAAGAAATCCCGAAAAAACAAATAATTCTTTCTAAATCATCTGTTATCGATCCTATTTTGCGTCCTCCAGTTAACACAAAGTGCCATGAGCTAGGATTAGTCAGAACTGCACCAGTGGCACTGACCACGGAAGTGTTTACCAAGGCTAG